TCACCTTCCTCTTTAGAATACTCAATACCATGTTCATATTCATCATCAGGTGTAATTTTGTGTCCATAAAATATAGTATCAAAACCTTCACTACATTTATAAATTTTATTTACATAACCTTCACAGGCTTTTATTTCTTCTTTTACTTCTTCGTACATATTTTTTCTCCAAGTTCATAGTTAATTTTATTCTTAATCTCCATACAAAACCATATAATTTTCTGCAAAAATATTCTAATTTTATCAGTATATATTCCATAATTACACCTCATATAATATTAGCAGTTACACCCTTCACAATTACATAATTCTTGGTCAAAATTATTGATATGCAAATCATCTTTACAATGACAATCGCATTTACAATCTTTACATCTCTTTTTTTTTCTTTTTGGTTTAGGAAAAAACACATTATCTAAATGCTCAGAAAATTTATCTAACCAACCAAAAAAAGTATTTAAAATTTTATCTATCATTCTAATATTAAAGATGTAATTTTCTTTTCTCCCATATAAACTTCTATATTTGCCTTAGATTGAATACATTTAAAAACAACCCTGTCTTTACTGTTTCTATCTTTCATCGCATATCTTTTAGCTTTTAAACATGAACTTAAACTTTCATGGTAACGATGCTCTACAATTTTATGGTCTTGTAAAAGCAAAAGTGCAAAAACCATTTCTATCATAATACTTTGCCTTTATTTATTCCTTTTTTTATTACATATTTTTGTGTGCCATTAGCACCAATATTTACTTCTTTTTTATTTTTATTTAATATTTGTGTAAGTCTATCTTTTTTGATTTGTTTTATAAAATCTATGAATTGTCTATTTATACGTTCCATTACCATTCCTAATTAATTTTTCTACATCTACTTGTAATTTACCAACTTGTTCTTTTAAGAAATCAATATTTATTTTGTTATTTCTCATATCTTTTAATTCTGCATCCATAGACTCAATCAGACCTGCCATGTGTTCCACAAGCATAAAAAGCTCCGCTTCCCCAGATGATTGACCAAGTTCTCCTCTTGGATATTTAATTCTAAACTCAGAGTTTGCCTCTAAATCTTTTTCCATTAACTCTAGTTTTGTAGAGTGTTTGTTAAGTGTTTCAACTACACCAAAATAAGCCCATACACCAATCGCTACAGCTATAACTATAGAGATCAAATTTTTCATTGGCATTGAAATAGATGTGTTTTCACTTACTTTCATAATCTACCATTATTAATTTAATACCTAATTTCTTTTGTTCTTTTGTAGGACTTCTGTAAATTTTGTAAGAGCCTTTAGGTTTATTTTTTAAACTTTTACCTTTTTTAGTTTTTCTATAAGTATTTGTTTTAATATCTATAAGTGTTATTTTACCATTTTTGTCAACGATAACAATATCAAATGGACAGGCAGGATCTACTGATTTAGCAACAAAATAACCATCTTTTGTAAATTTGGCTATCGCTTTGTATTCACCAACAGTGCCTTTTATTGAAGTTTTTTTTTGTCTTTCAGAGATTAGTTTATCAGGTTTATAACCAGATTTGCTAGACTTGTCAGACTTAATGCTGCTACGAACCATAATATTTTGTAGATGTTATTGATTCTTAAGTTTAAATGGTGCAAATGGTTATCCCTAATTACATCAATTTTGTGGTGGATTAGTTTTAACTCACCTTCAACTTTAATAATTTTTTTTTCGTTTTCTTGAGGTAAGTTTTCCATGATATTATCTTTCTATCAAACCTTGAGGAACATTAGGTGCGTTAGTGCTTCTTATTTGATTTAAAATTTCTTGACCTGATATTATACCACCTATATCTATATAAGGATTTATATTTCTTCCAAACTCTGCTGAAAATTCTTTTCTAATTAATTTTTCTGCTGCTTTTTGACTTATTATATCTCTTGATCTGTCAAAAGCACCTCTAGCAGCTAACAAACCTTGTATGTTTGCAAATTTAAATCCAAATATACCGACTAATGCTCTACCAACTTGTTGAATAGTTCTTGATATTGCACTTGCTGTATTTGAAGAATTTATTAAATCAATTGGCTTAAAAGTTTTTTCTACTTCAGTAACAAATTCTGACATTAATTTAACCTCATCATCATCAAATAATTCTTTTAACAAATCTTTGTTTTTTTGTTTTAAAGTATTAAAATTGTTTGCAAATTGTTTAGGATTAAATTTACCATTTCTACTTGAATCTCTTATCAATCTTTCAAAAAATCCTGTTCTTAATGCTTGAAAATCAGAACTTTCTTTCGCAGCAACTTTTGCTGTTTTACCTTCAACTCCAAATATTTTTTTTAATCTTTTTACAATAGATAAGGATTCATCTAGTTTACCAACAGTTCCTCTGCCAAATATATAATCTAATGTTTTCATTGGTGTAACATCTGGATCATTAAGTATTTTACCAATAACTTTTCCAGCTTTATCATCTATACTTAAGCCACCTTTTTTAATTTTATTTATTCCAAATAATTTTTCTCTTTCTGCGTAAAGTTTTTTAGATTTTTTTAATTGTTGTAAGCTGTTTTTGTTACCACTAAATAAAATATTATCTACATTATCATCTATAAATTTTTCCCATTCTTTAATAATAGTTATTATATTTTTTTGATCTGTTTTGTTATTGGCTGTTTTATATAAACTATTTAATTTTTTTTGAATTTTATCTAAATCATTTAAAACTATTTTTTCTATTTGTTTTTTTGGTTTTTGTTTATTTGCTTTTTTAACAAAATCATCAATTACATTTATAGCTTTTATTGTTGCTGGTGTTAAATCTTTATCTATTGTAGCAGTAGCATCATCAACTGCTTTTCTTATTGTTCCTTTTAAAACTTCAACATTACTGTTTTGTGCTTGAAAGACACCATCTTTATCAACTAAATTATAGGCAGTTGTTATTTCATCTGATTTTTTTTGAAAAATATTTTTAACACTTTGCATTAATCCTTGTCCTGCATCTTCTATTGATTGATATTCAATCTCACCTTTATTAAATTTATTAACTAAATTTTTAGCAGATGTTTCTATGTCAATGTTTTGTTTTTTTAAAAAATCTCTAGCAGCTATTTGTGCTTCTTTTCCAAAAGTTCCTTTAGCAGCTTCAAATAATGCTGCAATACCTTCTTCATCTCCTATAGCTTGTGATTTTGATAATTGAAATTTAAATTTACCACCACCTGCCATACTACCTGCAACATCTGCTTTAGTTCCAAAAGATAATTGTTGAGAGAAAGATTGTAAGAAATCTTCATCATTAAATTTATCCAAATCAATACCTGCTTCTTTAGCAGCTTTTCTACCATTATCATTTAAAACTACTTTTTGAACATCTTTTCCATTTTCTTTTACAGTTATAGTTTTTGTAAATTTAGGATTACCAAATATTCTTCGGTAAATACCTGATGCTACAGGACTTACAACAGTTTCAAAACCAACTGGTATAATTGTTGATATTACTGCTCTAGGAACATCTACATCTTTACTACCCAAAGGCATAGTAGCAAGATCTTGAGCAACAGAAGTACCACCCCCAGCGACACCTGCATATAAACCTCTTTTAAGTAAACTTTTTCCAGCAGCTTTTACTGCCTGACTATAACCTGGAATATATTGTAAAATTTGTGAGGTAGTTTGTGTAAAGTCTTGCAAAGATGCTCCAGGTTTATTTAAATAGAAACTTTTACCATCAGGCATAGTTACTATTAAATTTTCAAACTTATCTTTAAAAATTGTAGAACCTGGTATTTGAGCTTGTATTATTTCAGCTTGTGCTTTTTGATTTGGATTAATTAATGTAGCTGCTAAAACTGCAGCAGTTTGTTTTCCATCTTCTAATTTTAAATCACCTATCTCAGGTAAGTCAGGATATTCTGTTGTTTTTGTTCCTGAGAAAAAATCTTTTACTGCTCCATACGATTTTGTTACTTTACCTATAAAACTATTATCGTTTACTATTTCATCTAATTCTTTTATTAAATTTTGATCTGTAACCTCTATATCATCAGATACTTGTGAAGTAATTTTTCCAGATAATTCATCTAATTCTTTGATTAATTTTTTATCAGTTACAACAGCCATGTTGACCTCTTATTTAATTTCATAATATTTACCACCAATTTTTTTGTATTTTTTTCCACTTTTTGCGGTGATAATATTATTTTCAAAATCAGGTTCAATTTTTTTACTTATACCAAGTATTTGATCTTTCAATTCAGGATTTAAAACTGGATTAGATTTATGAAACGCAGTTTTAAATTCTTCCCAACTTTGTCCTTTTGCATTCTTTTTAGAAAGACCTCCATTTTGTTTAACCCAATTTGATGCTTGATTAGATAATTCTATACCAAGATTATTTGTTCGTTTACCTATTTCAATTAATAATTTATTACCTTCTATTGAATTTAATAGACCTGGAGTTATTTCTTTTAAAAATTGTCTTTCACCATCTGAAATAGCACCTTTAAAATTAGAAAGACCATCTAATACTAATTTTCCACTGATTCCTGATAAAGTTTCTGCTGCTGTTAAATTTTGTATATCAGTTTCTATACCAAATTCTTTAGCAACACCTGCAATACTTGTTCTAAACTCTCCAGCAAAACCTGTTTTAATATCTGGTAAATTTACAAGTTCCATCATCAAATCTAAATTTTGATTATTATTTAAAGCATTTGAAGCTGCCTCAGTTATTGTTTTAAATTCTTCCCCAGCAACTTCTCCTATTTTTTTTTCTTCTGCTGTTTCAAACATTTTAGTAGGAGGTAGTGGTGCATATAAATCTGGATTAGCTGCATATTTTTGTGGTGTAACTAACTCACTTTGTCCAGTTTGTTTATTAAGATAAGCAGTAGGTTTACTAGCTTTCGGAGTCATTAATTTTTGTAGTTGTGCTGTTTGCATAGCAGCAGGAAAAAATGCTGCAAGAGGATCTTTACCTTGAACACCCTGACCATATATTGCAGAACCTAATAGTGCAGTTTGTGGAATATTTGCTAATAACCCACCAGGTTGATTTTGTGATGCGTTTAGTATTCCTTGTAATTGGTCATATCTTTTTTTTAATCTATCAATCATTATATTAATCCTCTTGTTCTCATGTAGTCTATATTAAAAGGGTTGGTACTCAAATTTGATGCCATTAGACCGCCATAGGGGTCTGTAGAATAGCCAAATT